AAAGGGAAAACTGTAGTAAAAAATACCAAACCTGCTACAGTAAAACTTAGCGGTGGAGGTCTTGCCCGAAGAAGGCGTGGTATCGCAAGAGGTTGCGGTGCTGTCATGGAGGGTAGGCGTAAACAAACGCAGTATATATAGGAGGCAACATGGAACTTATACAGAATGGTACGTTTGCAACAGGAGAACCTGTGTACCAAATAGCAGAAAAGAATAGTGACGGAACACACACCACTGTTGTGTTTGACCCGATGACAAAAGAAGAAGCTGAAGCAAGACTAAAGTCTATGGGAGGCACGACTGTGGAGCCTGTAAAAGAAACAGTATCTAACGACTCTCCTAACTACAAGTCTATGACAAAGCTAGAATTAGAAGCCATGATGCGTGAGCATGGTGTAGAGTTAGACAGACGTAAGTCAAAAGGTGAGTTGTTAAAAGAAGTAGACGCTTATTTTGCTGACGAGGATTAGTTATGGCTACATCGGGTACTACAGCATTCAACATGGACTTCACGGAGATCGCTGAAGAAGCGTGGGAACGTGCAGGTCGTGAAATGCGTTCTGGGTATGACCTAAGAACTGCTCGTAGATCCATGAACTTATTGACTATAGAATGGCAAAACAGAGGTTTAAATCTTTGGACAATAGATAGCGCAATACAAGCTGTGACCGCAGGTACAGCACAATATACACTTGCTGCAGACACTATAGACCTACTAGATCAAGTTATACGGACGGGTGATAGTGGCTCTGGAGGTCAGTATGGTGATGGAGGATCTACACAGTCTGATCTCACCATAAGTCGTATTGGTGTGACTACCTTCGCGTCTATCCCTAACAAGTTAATACGCGGTAGACCTATTCAAGTATGGGTTGAAAGACTACGTGATGCACCACGGATAAACCTGTGGCCCGTGCCTGACAAGTCCTACAGCTTTGTATACTGGCGACTACGACGTATAGAAGATGCAGGAAATGGTATAGAAACAGCGGATATGAACTTCAGATTCTTACCTTGCCTAGTGGCAGGGTTGGCATATAATATAGCTATGAAAACACCTGAACTATCGGGCAGGGTACAGATGTTGAAAGCGGACTACGACGAACAGTATAATCTCGCTGCTGGCGAAGACAGAGAGAAAGTATCTGAGCGTTTTGTACCACGAGTAGGAAGAATATAATGAGCCAAATGAAAAGAGATGAAGCAAGAATTATGAATGCCGCGAAAGGTAGATTACCAAATCTTAGTTATCTCACGACAGTATTTGGAAAAAAATATGGGCAAGATCAGCTCGACAGAGTTACAGACAGGATAATGGCTATACCTTTGCCAGGTGAGTTTGGTTTTCATCTTGATAAAGGACGAGGAAAAAAAGCTGGTGGTAAAATTACTAAATTAAGTGAGGGTAAAAAAGTTCGTGGGGTAGGCATCGCTAAAAAAGGCGTTAGAAAGTGTAAGATGAGGTAATCATGACTGTAGCATTTGCATCCAGCAGAAAGGCAATAGCTGAATGTGACATTTGCGGGTTTCGTTTCAAACTACGTGAGTTACGAAACATAATTACTAGGGGTAGAGATACAAACATCAAAGCATGTCCAGAGTGTTTCAGTCCCGACCATCCACAAAACAAACAAGGGTTATATCCTGTGCGTGACCCCCAGGCTATACGTGACCCACGTCCTGATTTTGCAGGGTACGAACAAAGCAGAAACTATGCGTGGGGTTGGAATCCTGTAGGTGATGGGCAGAACAACTATGGACTAAGTAAGAGTAGTAGTTTAAAAATGATTAGTGGTGTAGGATCGGTGACGGTGACAACATGAATTATACAGACTTAAAAACAAACATAGCGGACATATGTGAAACGACGTTTACAGACGCACAGGTAAACATGTTTATACAACAGGCGGAACAAAAGATATATAACACTGTCCAGATACCTGCATTACGTAAGAACGTGTCTGCCACGACTACATCAAGCAACAAATATTTAGCTCTACCTACAGACTTTCTTTATGCGTACAGCATGGCTATATACACCACATCAGGTAACACATACTCTTATCTACTATATAAAGATGTTAATTTTATGCGTGAGGCGTACCCAAACCCTAGCACAACAGGCACACCAAAGCATTATTCACAGTGGTCAGATGGGTTTTTCATATTAGGACCCACACCTGATGCTGCATACAATGTAGAACTTTACTATGGTCACTATCCGACATCTATTGTCACGGCTACTAACACCTTCTTAGGTGATGACTTTGATTCTGCCTTGTTGAATGGAGCGTTAATAGAAGCCGTGCGATTTCAAAAACAAGAACCAGACGTTATACAAAATTATGAGAAACTGTACTTGCAATCAATTACGTTGCTTAAAAACGCATATGAGGGTAGAAATGTTACAGATAACTATAGATCAGGAACATATAAGGTAGAGGCTAGCTAATGTTGACAGACGCAATAAAAATGGGAGATAACTTCAACGTAGGTGTTGTAACAACTAATAACAGAGGTTTGACTCCAGAAGAAATAACAACAATGTGTCTAGATAAAATTATATCTGTAAGCGATACAGCACCACCTGCTATAAGAGATCAGGCACAAGCATTTCGTAGTCATTTAGAGAAGATTATACTTGACCACATGAAACAAGCTATAAAACATGATAGAGTAACAATATACAATGCAATAAAAGATGCGGGGCATGACAAACTTGCAGAACACATAAGGAGAATATAATGGCTTTTTCAGGTAACGCATTATGTAATTCGTTCAAAAAAGAGTTACTAGAGGGTGTACATAACTTCAAGAATAGTGGAGGTAGTACATTTAAGTTAGCTTTGTTCACTAACTCACAGGCAGGTAACGATAATTTGGGAGGAAGTAGCAGCACTATGGATGCTACAGTAACAGCCTATAGTAGTTCGGCTTCTAACGAGGTAAGTAATACTGGAGACTATTCTGCGGGGGGTGGCACGTTAACACGAGTTGATCCAGCGTTAAAGTCTACGTCAACGGCTACAACACAATTTGCCAATCTTGAGTTCGGTGGTGGGGGTAACGTTGTGACGCTAACCGCCAGAGGAGCGTTAATATATAATGATAGTGCATCAGGTGATCCTGCTGTATGTGTATTAGATTTTGGAGCCGATAAATCTGCATCAAGTGGTACTTTTACTGTTATATTCCCAACTAATGACGCAAGCAACGCATTGATAAGGATAGCATAATGGCATTTAAACTTGCAGATAGAGTCAAAGAGACAACTACAACTACAGGCACAGGTAATATAGCTCTTGGTGGAGCGATAACAAACTTCGAAACATTTTCTGCAAATCTTAGTAACAGTGATACTACATATTATGCCATAGTGGATAATACAAATGGGGCGTTTGAGGTTGGTCTAGGTACATACAATTCTTCAGGCAACACGTTGTCACGATCTGTTATAGCAAGCTCAAATAGCAACAGTGCCGTCAATCTTGGTGTAGGGACTAAAGAAGTCTTTATAACAGCTATCGCGGACAAGATTGTCATGGAAGATGGTAGCAATAATGTATCTATCGGAGGTACAGTAACAGCTACAGCTTTTAGTGGTAGCGGTGCAGGTCTTACAGGTGTTGACGTAGTAAGCGACACGACTCCTCAGTTGGGAGGAGACTTGGATGCACAGAACAAGGATATAGAAAACGTAGGGTTGGTTGAATCAAAGGCAGAAGCAGGAATTTATGGAAGCTCATCATCTCCTGTAGAGTTTACAGTTACTGTGGCAAGCAAAACATCTGGGCATCCTTATCCATCAGGAGGATCATCAAGTGGTAACGCATACTTTATAAATGGCATAGAGTCACCTGCTATAACATTGCACGGGGTAGATTCCACAACATCGAACTCAGAGTATCATTATAGATTTACTCTAAGTTCCAGCGATATGACAAGCCACCCATTTAGACTTTATTTAGATGCTGCTAAAACTACACCGTATACGACAGGGGTCACAACAACTAGCACATACTTACAAATAGCCGTAACTAAAGATACTCCTAAAATTTTGTACTACCAGTGTAGTAGTCATGGTTACATGGGTAACTACGCGATTGTTTTAGGGTCAACAAACTTCGCTGATGGAAACATTACAAATGTGGGTGACATATCTTTAGACTCTATAAGTCCAGACGGGACAGATATAAATGTAGCTGTATCTGACAACTCAGCGACAGCATTCACAATTAAGCAAGGGTCAGATAATTACTTAGTCGTTGATACAGGGAACAGTGGGGAGTCTGTGGCGATAGGCACGGGTGTATCAGGAACTGCCGTATCTATAGGTCATTCAACATCAGAAACAACGGTGAATGACAACCTTACAGTAACAGGTGATCTTACAGTAAATGGCACAACAACCACGGTTAACAGCACCACATTAACTGTTGACGACCCCATAATAACACTTGGAGGAGATACAGCTCCTGGTAGTGATGACAACAAAGATAGAGGTGTAGAGTTCAGATATCACACTGGATCAGCAGCTAAAGTAGGTTTCTTTGGATTTGATGACGATACAGGAAAATTTACGTTCATACCTGATGCAACGAATAACTCTGAAGTGTTTAGTGGATCAGCAGGGACTGTGGTAGCTAACTTAGAAGGAAACGTAACAGCAACTACAATAAGTCTAGGGGGTTCCAATCTTACAACAACAGCAACATTATCCACAGGTATATCAAATGGCAATGTTTTAGTAGCAACGAGTGGTGTTGTTGACAATGACTTTCTGAGAGTTGACGGGACAAGTGTTGAGGGTAGAAGTGCATCAGAAGTTGCAGATGATATAGGGGCAGCCACTAAAGGCTTTGCCACAGCGATGGCGATTGCGTTGTAAAGGAGGTTGAATGGCACAAGATTTTGAAAGAGCAGTACCTAGTGATACCGATGCTAATGATGTTACAATAGGTGTGACGGCAAGAACAGTTTTTACGTCAAACTCAGATGATGCAGTAGTGGGAATACGGTTAGCAAACATTATTACCTCTCAGATAACTGTAGATGCTTTTATTACATCATCAGCGGCAGGGGGATCAGCACAAGATGTCTACCTTATAAAAAACGCACCCATACCAGCAGGATCAAGTTTAGAATTGATAGACGGTGGTAGTAAAATAATTTTGCAAAGTGGTGATATATTGAAAGTTAAATCTAACACGGCTGACTCTTTAAATTGTTGGGTTAGTTTTGTGGACTCTATTAGTACATAGGAGGAGTAATGCCACACATAGGTAATCAAGTTGGTTCTAGTTTTTCATCAAGACCTGCAACCCAGGAGTTTAACGGAAATAACTCTACAACGGTCTTTACGTTAAACCAGACTGTTACTCAAGAAGACATCGTAGTAAGCGTTGACGGTGTAATACAGGAGAGTGTAGACGCATTTACCGTGCCTAATGGTACTGACCTTACGTTTACAGAGGCTCCGTCAACTGGCACAGGTAATATCTTTGTAATTTATCTTGGTGCAACAGATACAAGTATTACGATACCAACACAGAATAAAGGAAACTTCAAGAATGGTGGTATGTTTAGAGTTAACTCACAGACTGTAGATGTAGACACAACAATAGAAGCAACAGAGAATGCTACAGCTACAGGACCTTTGACAGTGTCTTCTGGTATAACCATTACAGTAAACTCAGGAGGTAATTTAGCAATAATATGAGCAACCTTCTAGTACAGAATATAAAGCATACGGATGGCACTACTGCTCAGACTATTGATAGTAGTGGTAGAATAGCATATCCTGCTCAACCACGATTTTTATGTCAACTTGCATCAAACAGCACAATAACCAACACAGGACATGATTCTGATTGGTCTGTCAGTGTGGCAAGTTGGACTGTTCGTTTTGATGTTGGAAGTATGTTTAGTGGTGGAACAGTAACTTTTCCCACTGATGGAGTTTATCACATTCATTTTCAAGTTTATGCCAATCCTACTAATAGTGCTGATTACATGGGGTGTTCTATGAATGGTAATGCTGTAACTGAAACATATGGCACTAGTAATTTATATCATTTTCATCCTCGTGGAAATGATGGAGGTCTTACTCACAGTCCATTGTTTAATGCTACAGCAGGAAAAACATTACAAATTGGAAGTTTTGTTGCGGATAATGCGACATGGAGAACTGATGGCACTTTTCTTTGGGGTTATAAATTAGGATAAACAATGAGTACATTAAGAGTAGATAGCTTACAAGGACAGACAGCAGGTACGAATAGATATGTGGTGCAGGTTGTAAGCACTACAAAAACTGATACATTTAGCACCACTTCTGAATCGTACACAGACATCACTGGTTTATCTGCCACAATAACTCCTATAAATTCCCAAAATAAAGTATTGGCTATGTTTACAGTATACATGGCTATGTCAACAGCAGGTTGGGGGGGAATGGTTCAATTACAACGAGGAAGCACTGCTATATGTGTAGGAGATGCGTCAAGTAGTAGGACACAAGCATCAGCATCATTTTATATGGTTGATAATGTTCAGTTTGTGAATAGTATCTCTAATAGTTTTTTAGATAGTCCTAATACTACCTCTGAAACAACATATAAATTGTTAGGAAGAACTCAATCATCTTCTTATACAATGTATGTTAATAGAAATGGTTCAGACCAAGATAATGCTTCTGTACCACGACTTGCGTCATCCTTAACCCTCATGGAGATTGCCCAATGAGTACACTATCAGTAGACACAATACAGGGTAAGACTACGGCAGGAACAGTGGCTATGCCAGCAGGAACGATAATACAAGTCGTTACAGCAGTAGATGATGGATCACAATCTACGACTTCAACATCTTTAGTAGACACAGGTTTAACATTAAATATTACTCCTAAGTTCCAAAATAGCAAAATGCAGATATTTGCGAATATGTATGAATGTTATTCATATGATGCTAACAATTCTGTTATGTTATCTCTAAGAAGAGTTGTGGGGGGAACAGACACTGAATTAGGTGACCATGATTCGGCAACTCTTGGATATACAAGAAGTCAAGCGTATGACAATATAGCCTTACAACATTTAGATGAGCCTAATACTACCTCAACCATCACTTATAAAGTTCAATGTAAGTCTAGTGGTGGAGGTACAGTATATGTAAATGGTGACAATACACAAACACAACTATGTGTTATGGAAATACAATCTTAGGAGAAAACAATGACAACAATAGCACAAGCATTAACGAGTTTAGGGATTACAGAGTGGGTTCTTAGAGGAGAGCCTACAAATGAAGAAGAGTTTAACCAAATGTTTCGTAAGGTTACTGGAGCAGATAAAAATGGTTCAGCAATCGAAAGTGCAGACCCAAAGGACTGGGGTGTAAACTATGCACAGGTAGCAGGTGAAAAGACGTTACTACAAAGCCGTGAGCCAATGCGATTGCTTCGTGAGGAACGAGACAGATTACTTGCAGAAACAGATTGGACTGCGTTAGGTGATGTAACCATGTCGAGTGCCATGAAAACCTATAGACAAGCCTTGAGAGACTTACCTGCAAACTCTGATCCAAAGCTAGATAGTAATGGTGAATTAGACATGAGTAGTGTAAAGTTTCCATCTAAACCAAGCTAGGAGTAAGAAGTGGGATTAACCAAAGTTAGATCAGGTGGGGTAGAGTCAGTAGCTACGAGTTTATTAACAGGAACTACATTACCAACATCCATATCTGGTCTTGGCACAGCGACTACATCTTTATCTGGGTCAATGCCAAAGACGCTCACAGTTCCGTCTGGTTGCAGAAATTTTACAGTAGCAATAAACGATTGGTCTTTTACAGGAAGTGGTAATCCAGATTTTGGGTTTCATCTTGGCACAGGTGGTAGCCTTACAACATCTGGGTACATGGGTCAGATAGCGTATATTTACAATCAAGGCTCTGACAACAATGACCTTGAAACAACAAAAATACGAAGTGTAGGTAACTGGGGGGCTGATTCAAAGCATAATGGGATAGCTCATTTTTACCTAACAGCATCTAATACTTGGGTAATATCTGCTCAGTTCAATGTTGATAATAGTGGTAGTTATTCAAGTGGTGGGATTGTATGGTCTCCCTCAAGAATAGCACTTGGAGGAGAGTGTAATATAGTTGGGTGGGTAGATTTTACTTCAACGGGTGGTGTTACTGGTGACAGTGGCAATATGACAGCGTATTTTTATTAGGAGAATAATATGCCATACATAGGAAAAGCACCAAATCAAGGCGTTAGAACACGGTTTATATACCAAGCCACAGCAGGACAGACATCTTTTAGTGGTTCAGATGCCAATGCAAACGTATTAAGCTACAGTGATGGTGAGTATGTAGATGTCTATCAAAATGGTGTTTTACTGAAACCTGCAACAGACTACACATCTACTTCTGGCACAACGGTAGTGTTAGTAACAGGAGCATCATTAAATGATGTGGTAGAGATTATAGTGTATGACGCTTTCTCCATAGCCAACAGCTACACCAAAGCAGAATCAGATACACGCTATCCTTTTCTTGGAAACGACAGTATAATACGAACCAACGGCAACAGTATCACGGCAGATATAACAATACCCAGTGGTACAAACGGATTGTCAGCAG